GAAGGCTGCGGATGCAACCGGCGACACCAAGAGCACAATCGCCTTCGCGTCCGAGAAGAACAAGCGCTACAGAGAACTGCAAGCCGAAGGGAGAATCTAGTGAGACTGAACACCGAAGCACACGCCGCACAGCCCACAATAGAATTCACAGCGCCAGAGGAATCCACTATCACTTCGCTGGCGGTGATCGAAACCACATCCGCAGCGCTCGTCTACGCCCCTGGTGCCCTCACCGCGCTGGTAGATAGGCTCAAGCAGGAAGTGCGCGCACAGCTTGCAACGCTGGACGTGTCCATCCCAAAGGACCGCGCACGCATGATTTCGCTGTCCGCCCGCGTTCGCAAGGCAAAGGTCAAGCTCGACGACATGGGCAAGACCTTGACCGAAGATCATCGCAAGGTGATTGATGGAGTCAATGCGGACCGCAAGACAATGCGCGACGATCTGGAGCCCTTTGCGGACGAAGTGCGCAAGCCGGTGACGGACCTGGAGAATGCGGAGACGGCACGCAAAGCTGCGCACGAGGCGGCGCTGGCAGAGATTGAGCTTTCCGGTCCGCATTCGCTTCAAAACTGGATGGAATTTTCAGCAGAAGCCATGCGGGAGCGGATACGTGAGATCGAGAGCGATCCGCGCGACTGGCAGGAATTCTCGACCCGTGCAGAGCGAACCAAAGCATGGGCTAAAGAGCAGATTTTGCGGGCTATCAAGGCGAAAGAGGAGCACGAAGCAGCGAAAATTGAACTGGACCGTCTTCGCGCCGAAGCCGCTGAGCGCGCCATCAAGGAACGCGAGGAAGCAGCCGCCAAGGCAGCCCAGGAGGCCGCAGAGCGCCGCGCAGAGGAGCAAGCCCGCATTGCCCGCGAAGCTGCCGAGCGTGAGCGCCAGCGCGTCGATAACGAGCGCATTGAGGCTGAGGCGCGGGCGAAGCAGGCCGAAGCGGAAAGGATTGCCGCCGAGCAGAAAGCAGAACGCGACCTCAAGGAGGCCGCCCACCGCGCCGTGTTGGCAGCGCAAGAGGCTGCGGACTCAGAGCGCAGAGCTATCGCCCAGGAACGCCAGAGGCTCGCGGACCAGCAAGTAGAGGCGGCGCGGGCGGCAGCAGCAGCAGAGGCCCGACGCATTGCCGAGGCTGAAGCGGCTGAACTGGCGCAGCAGAAAGCCTTGAAATTGGCAGATATTGAGCGTATCGCCGCCATTGCAAAAGAGCGCCTAAGAATGGAAGATGAGCAGCGCGAGGCGCGGATCGCGGCGGAGACGCGAGCCAAGAACAAAGCACATCGGCTCAAGATCGACAACGAGGTCTTGGGCGCGATTGTTGCGCTCGACATTCCAATGGATCGCGCTCAAGACCTGCTCATTGCCATCGCAAAGGGCGATGTTCCGCACATTTCTATTCAGTATTGAACCGCAGAATTACACGGGAATTTTGGGAAGGTGGATTAAGGAATGAGAATTCTTCGCAACATTGTTCAAGTTTCAGACGATTGGTTTCAGGAGCATCTGGGGCGAGTGAGCGCATCTCACGCGTCCGATATTCTAGACTTCACGCTCAAAGGTGTCGAAGGATCGAAGCGCAGAAACTATCGCCTGATAAAAGCGCTTGAGGTTCTGAGTGGAATACCAATTCATGACAACTTCGTCAACGCTCCCATGCTAGCGGGAATAGCAGCCGAGCCTCATGCGCGAACCACTATCGAGCTGGAAGAGAACGTCATGATTGAGCAGGTTGGTTGCGTGATTGGAGACGATGAACGCACGCTTTGGAGCCCAGATGGGGTTGTCTGCGAGGGCGACTTTATCATCGGCGGAGTTGAATGCAAGGGGCCGCAATCTACCACATATCTCAACGCACTCGACATGGCCGCTCTTGGCAAGTTCCCAATTCCAGACGAGTATCACCCGCAATTATGGTTTGATTTCATGGTTGCGGACACGTTGCAATGGCTTGATTTTACGATGCGCGACGGCGGCATGGAGAAAGATAAACAAGTCATCAAGGATGCCATCGGCAATGGAGCAGACTTGTCTATCCTTCCACGCCGATATAAGCAATTTACGGTTCGGCTGCATCGCTCGGATTGCACAGAGAAGATAGCCAAAATGCGCATCGAGACAGACCGATTTTTGGCTGATGTAGATGCCACAGTCGAGCGCATTAAGAGTATCTGCCCAGAGGTTGCAGAGCCTGAAGTAGCAGCGCAGGACTTCGGCGACATGGGAATATCAGATGCAGACATTGGGTGGGCGAAAGGTGGGTTTAAGGATGACCATGCAGATTGCGCAACAAGCTGAAACTTTCACCGGCGTAGTAGAAAATACGCTGCCCACGCGCGATCTAAGTTGGATTCGCACAGACGGCGGCGAGGTGCTGTTTTGCCACGCGAATTACTATCGCGCGCACAAACTGCCAGAGATCGGCGCGCGGGTCAAGGGACTGATTGGGCGCGTGGAGCAAGAGGACAAACAAGCGCGTGCATTTAACGTGGAGGTGGTCGCATGAAAGAGCACCCGATTTTGTTCAATGGCGAGATGGTTCGCGCTATCCTCGACGGCCGAAAGACGCAAACGCGGCGGATATTCAAAACCCCGTCATGGTCTGATACTGATTACAGCGCGGAACACTACCCCAATCTGAATGGCTTCTATATGCCAGACGCAGCGACAGGTTTGCTCCGAGTCGTTCAATGTCCACTCGGACTGCCGGGCCACCTGCTATGGGTGCGTGAAAGTTTTCAGCCATTGCTTGCCGATGGCATTAAATGGCGCGATGCGAGCTACAAGACTGGGGTAGGATACGCCCCGAATTATGTTGCAACATCACCCATAGTCGCGTTTATGGATCATGGCCATGATGATGAGATAACTCCGCGCATTACTCCTTCCATCTTCATGCCTCGCTGGGCCAGCCGCATCACGCTGGAGATTACCGACGTGCGTGTGCAGAGGTTGCAGGATATCAGCGAGAGCGATGCGATGGACGAAGGCGCGGGAGCGACCGGTCCACTGCACCCGGAATGGGACGGCGACCCTGACCAGTATCGGAAAAGGTTCAGAGAACTATGGGATTCGATCAACGCAAATCCGGGTCCTTATCGCTTCTGCGCGAACCCTTGGGTGTGGGCCGTGAGTTTCAAGGTGGTGAGCGCATGAGCGACTACATTAAGTTCGAAGTCCTCGGACGCGCAGCTCCACAGGGAAGCATGCGCGGCTATGTTGTCAACGGGAAAGCCAAGCTAACCTGCGACAACGCACACACGATTCCCTATCGCCAAGCGGTCGGATACGCTGCACTCACTGCGCGGGATAGTGATGCGATTTTCGCGGGTCCACACGTTGCGGTTTCTGTGCAGTGCGACTTTTATCTCAAGCGACCAAAGGGTCACCTTAAGAAATGGACGCACCCGCCAACCAAGCCGGACATTGACAAGCTGTGCAGGGCAACCCTGGACGCGCTGACGGGCATCCTGTTTGCGGACGATGGGCAGGTTGTGGGCCTGAAGGCGGTAAAGCACTACGGGCTGCCAGAGCGTGCGCTGATCTCAGTTGAGAAGGTGGATGGATGACGCGCTTCGTCGCGGTCTGGAGTCTCAAGCGCGGAATCGTTGATCCGCCAGAGCCGCTGGACGATGCAGGGCAGCACGCGGCAAACCTGGAGGCGCAGAACGACGCGCAGGAAGCTTATCGCTCTGTGCGCTACGAACGCGATCCACCGCTGACCACAGAGCAAGAGTGGATGGAAGAATTAGGACGCAGAACGTTTCCCAATCAAACCCGCGCAATTGAGCGCTCTCGAAAATATGGGAGTAGACAATTGGGAAGGCTATTCAGATGCGATGAGTGAACTAAGGGAATACCGCGCATCGAAGAAAGAGGGCGAAAAGTGAATAAACCAGAACTTGACGCAGAGACAATCGAGGCCGCCGCAGCGCGAGTTGCAGCGATGAACCTGAACGCAGACAAACCCTCCTTCGCAGCAGAGATCAATGCAATCCGCGAGGAGACCAAAGACCTGCCTCCGCTGGATACATCCCACAACAGCAAGCCCACCAAGCCGGAGCGCAAGACCATCACCGTCGATCTGACCGACTGCCCGGAGGTCTACGCGCGCATCAAGCAGCTCGCAGAGGCCGACGACCGCACCCTGGCGATGTGGCTGAAACGCTACCTGCGCAAAGAACACGGCGCAGCGGTGACGAAGTGAGGCCGCGCCGCAAGCCCCTGGTGGGCCGCAAGATACCGTGCAATCATTGCGGCCACCGCACAGTGCAAGGCGCGGCCCGCGTGCGGCGCAAGGTGCTGTTCTTCTTCTGCCCGGACTGCTGGACGAAGAAGCACGCGGACTGCAACGCGCTGAACGTCAAGGTGGCCGCATAACCCACGCGATGGAATTCGCAGAAATGAGACAGAAATGAAAGCTCCCAAAGTAGACCTGTTCACGATTTGCCGGGGCGCTGCGCATCCGCTTTTCCAGAACGCTCTGGAGGCGGTCAACGCGAACATCAAAGACCCAAACACGCTGCTCGACAAGCACCGCAAGATTTCCCTGACTTTCGAGTTTGTCCCATACAAGGACCGCTCCGGGGCCGCTGTCGTGTGCTCGGTTGAC